CAGAAGGGTGGCCTCAGCTCCACCTGTGACACGCCGTTTTACATCAGTGGACGAAGATGTTATTCAACGCACATCCCAACTGATTAAGCCGTCGCTTAACCAGTATTGTAATTCTAATTCAATGTTATATCTTTTCTTGGTATCTCTCTGATTGTGTCTTTTGCAAGATCGTGACTATCTCTATTTAGTTCTTCATTTAAAGAATTGATTTGGTCTTGGTCAAGTCTCAATTTAATTAACGCATGGCGAATACCAGCTTTGATTCCTTTTTTGTAAAATAAATTTGAGACTACAGTTAGTACAACTAACCATGTGAGGATATCTAACCAATTCATGTAGAGTAGTATATAATATAAATTTCAAAAAGTCAAGACATATTTTTCAAAGATGCTTCTTTTTTCTTCATTAACTCGTTATTAATCCAAGTTTGAGCAGTAGAGTTTTTAGTTGGTTTACGAATAGCTCTTCTTATTGATTTTGTAATAGATACTAAATCCTGTTCTTGTGCATCATTATTTTGAGCGACAAAGAATCTCTTATTGAAAAATCTAGCAAATCTATCAAAATTAGATTGGACATCATTCCACCCTTTCTTAACTAGAGTGGGAGGCACAGACCTTGCTCTTTTTTGGTTTCTAGCAAGTGCAGTCTCAAGGGATGTATTCACAAATACCATTGAACATTCATACCCAAGGTCTTGCAACAATGCAGCTTGTCTTGTAATTTTGTCGTAGTCTTTTCCTGTACCATCTATAATGATACCCAATCTTCCATCTACTGCATGACTTTGACGAGATTTAGTGACCTTCTTTGCCCTGGCCCTCTCGACATCTCTCTGACTTTGTTCCTCATCAGGCATCTTCATAGAGAGACCAGCCCTTGCGAGATATCTTTCAAACGGATCGTCAGAGTTAATTACTTTGAGTCCCAGACCCCCAAGTGCTCGTCCTGCGACAAAAGACTTTCCAGAGCCTGGACCTCCTGCTAAAAATACAGCTTTAAAAATATGAGGGTCGTATACTCCCTCTCGAATTTGCTGAAATGTTTTCATGCGAATATGTTATGTCATTGTACTCATATTTATAATCATTAAAAACTTCATCGGGGATTGGTTCTGGTGGGATGGTTGACCTAGATTGATGTTGAAAAACTCTTTTTTGTTTTCTTCTAGCTCGCATGAATGCTCCTTGTTGATGGTTTCAATAATTAAAAAACTTCCTCAGATTACCAATTGACTTATTGATTTTCTCTGAGGGCACAAAGTTCTGTCTGTCAATCGCTAGACCATAATCACTTGGTTTAGGTGGTTCTACTGGATACTGAACTTCTACAGTAGGAACTTGTTTGACTACAGAATCTTTCATTGCTTCTATCACCATAGAATGTTGTTGTGAAGGATGATTTATACTATGCTTTAAACTTGTGATAAGATATCTTCCTGACAATACACTATCATAAGCTGCAGTTCCCTCTCCATCCAACAACTGTCTATTAGAAGGAATTTGTACAGATATTACATCTCCACAATTTACGGCCGTGTCACCGAAAACTGTAAGTTTAATCTTGAAATACTGTTTCTCTAAGTTTCTACTAAAACTCTCTTGTAACCAATTTTGAGAGACATTAGCGTTTTCACATTCTGGATGGACAAATATTTTAGAATCGGGAAAGTCTGTGATAGTATTTTCATCATCTACCTTAGTCTCCGATATCATGGGTCCATATTGTTTACTATCGTGATTTAATGAGTTTCTTCTCTTGAAAATATTTTCAATATAGTTAAAGGAATACTTGTTAAGATTCTTATTGTATATGTCATGGGTATATAAAGTTGATGCAAACATTCCAGCTGCACCATTTGTAAGTGTATTGTTACTATTGATTATCTCCCAATTTATAATAGTTGAAATATTCTCGTCTATCTCTCTATGTTCAGCTTTGGGTTGATATTTGTATGCACGAATATGAGGAACAGACGTTGAACCCTGACCTCCCATTAAACTATCGATGGACCTGTAGTGAATCCCTCTTGAGTTTTCAAAGAAGACAAAATATGGTTGTTGTTCTTTTGTTACAGCTTCTTCTTTTAGAAACTTCAATACTTGATAAGGTCTTAGGTTTGGAGAGATATAGTTTCTCACATTGGAAGATTCATCGATGAAAACTGCTTTCTTGGTTGCAAGAAATTCATCAGATTTTAGTAGTTCAAAAGCTATCTCTGAGATTGTATTACTGAATGCCTTAGAAACCTTTTTTCTTATATTTCTATAACACTCTAACGTAGTAAAGTTGAGTAGAAGAGTTTGAGCTCTTGCACTGCCAGGAAATCTTCTTTTTACATCGTATATGACTGCATGGTAATCTGTAAAGTTGAGTGGTATACCACCAGGCGTTCTAAGAGAAAATACTAATCTTTCTTGTCCTAAAAATGGTATGAACTCAGAGACAGCTGAAGCATCATTTATAATGATGTTTCCAGTTATAAACGGAGTGTCAATATTTTGAAAAATATTGATTTCTTGTATGAGTTGTGTAATGTTTACAGGATTTCCAGAACTGCCAAGAATTGCTACTTGGCCAAGATCGTAATCTCCGGCAGTTTGCGTTTGGTTTCTATCCATTAAACTATTAGTCTATCAAATTCTTCTAAAAACGCAGAAAGATATTCATTTCTCAATAAGTCTATACTTCTTTTCTCTTCATTCAAATCAACTTCATATTCATAATTTGAAACGGAGATGGCACCAGCAGTGGTGGAAGGAACTTCTATTCTTTTTTCTGTATCACCAGATGTTTGAAATACGTAATAATACTTTATACTATTTACATTTTCACCATACTTGTCATTTATATACATCTGCAATTGTCTGGTCGATTTAGGCCAGTCATGATAAGGGTCAGTTATACCATTTGTCATGAGTATAACCCAATGATAATAAGGACTACCATGATGTTTGTCTGACACAATCTCAGGAGTTTCACCTTCTTGTACTTCATATTGGTCTAGAAGAACAAGTTCTTTCTTCATATTTACACGTAGTCTAACACGTTTCAATATGTTTGTTACCAGTTTGGGATTAACAACTCCAGCTGGGTCATATAGTAATGTAGGGAATCTATTAAAGTACGACATCAATATCCTTGTAAGATATCTTCTTTTGTGATAAGTTTTGTTTCCATAAAATCTAATTTAAAGTCAATCTCAGATGGTGGAGCTCCATTTCTCCCATTGATTGGTCTATTAGTTTGATATTGGTTTGGAGTATAGTTTACGTCAACTCCTGTACACACACAAGAAGTTATTCTGTTTAAATAGGTATTTTCATCTCCCCTAAACATATAGAATATATCAAATTCAGCTGGAAGAATATAGTATCTCCCTGCCGTCTCTGGTTTTATTTCAGGTAACATATGAAACTTAAAAGTCCTTATAATCTTGTCAATCTCTATCGCTTCTTGTGGACTCTTTGGAGTAAGTTTCCAAGTATAAGAGAACTTACGAAATGCAGGACCACTGTACATAACTTCCAAGAAATTATTTTGTGCAATGTTTCCAAGTTTTTCAGATGCTCCTATGATATCTGCACCAGCTGCAGATAGAGATGATTGTGCAGCCTTTTTGACCTGTTCAGCTCCCATTTGCATTATATTTTTAAAAGACTCAATTCCACCTGTATTTGCTCCCGAACCTAATGCTTCTGCCTTCGCTTCTTGAAATGCTTCTGCACCCATACCAACAATAGCACCCATCTCAGATTCTTTGTATGCAGATAAGTAATTAGCTTGAATTTGTGGAGGCATATAAAGTGCAATTGCACTATTAGTTCTGGTTAATCTTTGTTGTTTAATCTTAGATGCAATGGTTCCTTGATGATGTGTTCGTTGAACAACTTTTCCTTTTTGTCCAGGCAAACCATTGTTTTCTTGTGCAGCTGAACTACTTTTACCCAATAAACTTTGTTCTAATGCAGCTGCAGGATTTGGTGCTGGAACTTTACTAAAACTGTAAATATCTCTAGGATTTGGTTTGGGTTTAGTAGTTTCTTGTTTTTCCATCGCCTTTCCAACCTCATAATGTTTTGCTCCATGTTGTCCAGCTTGATATTTTGATTGAACTGGTACATTAATATAAAACAACATATAGTGTCCAAGGTCTGACCTTCTTTGTAAATCCTCTGGGTACTCCAAAGTGGTATAACTCCACTTATCGTTAATTTTCATATGAGCCAGAGGGTCGTTTGCACCCTGAACATCTCTTGATGGATTTTTATTTTTCGGTTCACTCTTAGTTTCTAAACCAAGAGCCTGTTTCAATTTATTTTGTATAAAACTTTGCATAAGTATTCCTATAGATAAAAGTATTTATGTCATATAAAGGAAAGTTCAGACCAAGTAACCGAAAGAAGTATCGGGGAGACATAAACAATATCGTATATCGGTCCCTTTGGGAACGTAAATTTATGGTTTATTGTGATACAAATCCTGACATTCTTGAATGGGGCTCAGAAGAAATAATCATACCATATGTCTCACCAGTTGATGGAAAGAGACATCGATATTTTCCAGATTTCTATATCAAAACATCAAATAATGAAAAGTTTATCATAGAAATCAAACCAAAAAAGTATACAAGACCTCCAAAGAAACCACCAAGAGTTACAAAGAGATTTATTTACGAAACGCATGAGTGGGGCAGAAATCAAGCAAAGTGGAAAGCTGCAAATGCACTCTGTGAAAGACATGGTTGGAAATTTCTTGTAATGACCGAAGACCACATAAATCCTCATAAATATTCATATTATGGCCGATAATGTAGCGACTAATTTTCTATCCTCTGTGAAAGCAAAGGGAAGAAAGGCAATGAATTGGTTAAAAGGTATAATCAATAGAGTCAGAAGAGGTTCTAAACCTCCAAGTGACAGTCGCCGTGAATTGATGACAGATAGAAATACTGGTGTAATAAGATTACCATCCATCGGTAGAATGTATCTGTTCATGTATGATCCAAAATGGGAAAAGAAGTTACCTTGGTACGATGTTTATCCTTTGGTCATACCTTTTGATTATGCAAAAGGTGGATTCTACGGAATTAATCTACATTATCTACCACCTAATGCAAGGACTGACTTGTTGTTAAGACTAATAAAAGCGCAAGGTGGTAGTGGTAATCTAGATGCAGATTTTAAATTAGGAAGGTTGACATTTAACGTCATATCTAATTTTAAACCAGCGATACCATGTATTAAAAGATACTTGTACGGACAAGTGAGAAGTAAAGGATTCTATGGTATCAGTGGAGAAGATTGGGCGTATGCAGCTGCACTTCCAATACAACAATTTGAAAAGGCAAGTGCATCTACAGTATGGAAATGGTCAAAGTCACAATACTGAGGAAATATGGCAGTTTTTAGAGGTGGAGTAAAAGTAGGAAAGTTCGATGTACGAACTGGTCTATCCCAACAAAGAGGTAGAGGAATTCTTAGACAACTAGGAATTCTTGATGAGAAAAAAGATACCAGAGTAAAATCTAAAGGTGGTGAAATTGACCTCATAAGGTCCATTGTGGGTCGTGGTGAGGGTTTTCAAATGCCTGTTAATTTTAAAGTTCGTTTTGGTTGTCCTAGAGGAATAGATGACCCAAATTCATCAATAGGAATTTCAAAAGTAAAACCAAATGGATTGGAACATCAATCCCATATACTAAACAGGTCACATTCTTTTGGTGGAGAACAAAGTATTCGTGCTGTTTTTAACAAAGCAAAAGTAGCGGCCTCTACTCAATATGATAATGGAATGGATGTATCGCAAGCTAGAAGGACTGATACAAAACTAGACTTATATTGCAGTAAGGTTTCTATTCCATCTAAAGCTATAAACATCGGTCTTTACAGAAATTATGGTCCTGCATATCCATATCCACAATCAATACAATATGGAACATTATCTACTACGTTCTATTGCGATGGTGCAATGCATATTAAAACATTCTTTGATGCATGGCAAAAACTCATATACAATGATATGACAGGAAACTTTAATTATTATAAAGAATATATTTCAGAGTTTGAAGTGTTTACTAGGTCTACAGTTGTGGGAAAAGAAATGACTCCTGTTTCTGCTAACAATGAAGGTAAAAAGAAAAATAAATTTCAAGAACTCGCAGCTGATGTTCAAGGTGGAATAAAAAGTTTTA